TACCGAAAAGGGTACGGACATTCGCATTGACTACGGCAAGAAGTCGGGTCAATCATTCCCAACGACTGATGTGCGCCCTATGCGCCGCACCTCGCCCTTGGCGAAGACCGAAGAAGAAGTCAACACTCTTCTTGAAACTATCAAAGTCGCTGCGGATGTTTTTGATGTTGCCACTTACGACGCTTGCCAAAAGGTTCTTAACGATACCTTGGGTGAGTCTGACACCGAGACTACAACTACCTCGGAGTCTACTCGTTACAGCAACAACACCACGACCCCTGCCAAGAACACTGGCATGGAAGGCGTGGCGGATATTGAATCAGCGTTTGATGATTTGCTGTCATAGTTGACCAGCACCCGCAGGGGGGCACGGGGTTACAGGTGCCCCTCCCTATGGAAATGGAGATTAAATGGGAAACAAAGCTGCAAATAGCCTTGTAAGTGACTTGCGCAGCGAGTTAAACAAGGCAGCTAAAGAAAATATTGCGTATGATTTACACGGGGACAACCCCACGGATGTAAAGACTTGGATTTCAACCGGCTCAACTCTTTTGGATTATATTATTTCCAATCGCAGAGACGGCGGAATCCCAGTCGGCAAGCTCACCACAATTGCTGGCGAGTCTGCCAGCGGCAAGAGTCTTGTCGTCACTCAAATTCTGGCTAACACTCAAAAGATGGGAGGGGTTGCTGTTTATATTGATACAGAGAACGCAGCCTCTCCAGATTTTATGGAACAGCTAGGGCTTGATACAAAGAACAACTTTATGTATGTTCAGCCCGGCACGATTGAAGAGGTATTTGAAACTATTGAACGTCTCATCGGACTCATCAGGGAGAAGGCTCCTGATAAGCTAGTCTGTATTGTGTGGGACAGTGTTGCTGGTACGCCAGTTAAGGCTGAGATTGAAGGGGACTACGACCCCAACAGCCGTATCGGTCTGACTGCCAAGGCGCTAGCCAAGGGTATGCGGAAAGTAACAGAGACACTCGGCAAGGCTCAGATCGCTATGGTTTTCACCAATCAGTTGAAGACCAACATCGGCGTGATGTTCGGAGATAACCGAGTTGAGCCGGGCGGCAAGGCTTTGCCCTACCACGCTTCCAGCCGTATCTGGCTGACCCAGCACAAGGGAAAAGCCAACGGTCAGATTCTAAACGAGAAGAAGCAGGTCATTGGTTTCCACACCAGTGCCAAGACGATGAAGTCTCGCTTCGGGCCATCACCAAGGAGTTGTCAGTTCGATGTACTGTTTGACCTTGCTAACGATCGAGTAGGAGTTGACGATGAGGGATCATGGCTTAGTGCTATTGCTGGCACACCCGGCTGTATTCGCAGTGGCGCTTGGTATACTATCAATGTTGACGGGGAAGATAAAAAGTTCCAAAGTAAAGACTTTTCAAAACTTCTAGAAGATTCTAAATTCAAGGAAAAAGTTCTTGACATCTTAGAGGATGAGTGTAGAATAGGTAAGAAGTAAAAGGTGTATCTATTATGGAGTACGACCCGACAAGTGAGATCCGCAACAAGTTTCTCAGGCTGGCTCTTCGCCGCATCGACGGAGAAGAATATAGTCAGCACATTCAGCATCGGCACGCTGCTGTTATTGTAAAGGCGGGAAGAGTTCTATCTGTTGGTAGAAACCGAAACAAGACACACCCAGACTCTATTTTATATGAAGACGGCGAGCGAATCCTTAAAACTATCCATGCCGAATTTGATGCAATTTCTCGGGTCAAGAACAAGAAACAATTAAAGGGTGCCACCATTTATGTAGCACGCATCGGTCGCAGCGGTGATCCGGGGATGTCTTGTCCTTGTGATATGTGCCAAGGGCTTATTAGTAAATATGGCTTAAAGCGAGCAATTTTTACGACTGATTATGGAACCGGTATTTTAGAATTTAGTGGAGAAGAGCTATGAAGAGATTGTTAATTATCGATGGACAAAATATGTTCATCCGTAACTACGTTATGTCCCCTCAACTAGATGCCAACGGTAATCCTATCGGGGGACTGACTGGTTTTATGAGATCATTACAAAAAGAGGTTCGCCGAGCAAAACCTGATAGGGTGGTGGTTGCTTGGGAAGGACCCGGAGGCTCGCAAGCCCGTCGAGAGAAGAACAAAAATTACAAGGTCGGACGCAAAGCTCCTAAGCTTAATCGGGAGTATGAGTTTGCTACCCCTGAAGCTGAGCGAGAAAATAAGTATGAACAAGTGATCCGGCTTACCGAGTATCTAGAAAACTTGCCTGTGCTTCAGCTTTCTGTAGAGAGCGTAGAGGCTGATGATGTGATCGCTTGGTTATGCCATTGTAATGAATTTTCTGATTGGCAAAAGTTGATTATATCTTCTGATAAGGATTTTATCCAACTTTGTGATGACAAGACTGTTCTTATCCGCCCCGGAAAGAACGAAGAAGTTCTCAACAAGAACAATATAATAGAGCAATATGGTATCCACCCACGTAATTTTGCTTGGGCACGAGCAATAGTAGGCGACAAGTCGGACAATATTGATGGAGTAAAGGGACTTGGATTAGCTACTGTGGCCAAAAGATTTTCCTTCCTTTCAGAAAATAAAGACTATGGGTTGAGAGATATTATTTCACACGCAGAAAATAATAAAAATAAAGTTAAGGCTTTTCAAAAAGTTCTTGAAAGTAAAGAAATTATTGGCTCAAATTATGAAATTATGCAGCTATATACCTCTGCTATATCACCGCAAGGAGTCCGCAAGTTAAAATATGCAATTGAGAACGACGGGGTTGATCTCAATCGCACCAACATTAGGACAATGCTCCTCAAAGATGGGATTGGCACTTTAAATATTGACGAGCTTATGTTGATGCTCAACTCTCATAGAAAATAAACGAGAGTTTCCCTTCACATTTTTCGCATTTAGGTTATAGTAAGGAATAAGGAATTAAGATGCCCGAACAACAATATGAAACATTTAGCAAGTTCGGAAAATCTTTTCAAGAAAAACTCGTAAAGAATATTTTATTTGATCGTAACTTTGCGAATCAAGTGGAAGAGGTTCTGGATACCAACTATCTGGAGCTAAAGTATTTACAAGTCTTTGTTGACCTGATGTTCCAACATAAGCAATCTTATCCGCACCCAACCTATGAAGCAATGGTTTCAGTTGTGAGGACTCAGACTGAGGATTATTCAGATAGTATCGTCAAGCAAGTCATAGATTTTATGGCTCGCATCAAGAGCAATGCTATCGGTGATGACGATGAAGAGTATGTCAAAGAGAAGTCCCTAGACTTTTGTAAGAAGCAGAAATTAAAAGAAGCTATCCTCAAATCGGTTGACCTTCTTCAGTCCCAGAGCTTTGACCAGATCCAAAAGGTCATCAACGAAGCAATGAACCTTGGAGCAGACAATGATCACGGACACGACTATCATGAGGATGTGCTCGACAGATTTGAGATGAAGATGCGCAACCCAGTCTCTACACACTGGGATGAGATTGATCTTATTACTAAGGGCGGTCTTGGCAAGCGAGAGCTTGGCGTAGTGGTTGCCCCAACGGGTGCAGGTAAGTCTATGGCTCTTGCCCACCTTGGTGCAATGGCTGTGGTCAAAGGTAAGACCGTAGTCCACTATACTCTAGAGCTTGCCGACACAGTGGTCGGCCAACGCTACGACTCCTGTATCACTGGTATCGAACTAACAAGTTTGATGTCTATGAAGGATTCAATTGTTCAGGCAGTGGAACTTATTCCCGGACAACTCATTATCAAAGAGTATCCTACCAAGTCAGCCTCTACCCGCACAATTTCAACGCACCTAGAGAAACTGAAACAAAAGGGTATCAATCCCGACATGATTATCGTGGACTACGCTGACCTTTTGAAACCAACAGCATCTGGATTCAAGACTCAGGAACTCCGCCACAGTCTCGGCAATACCTATGAAGAACTACGAGCTATCGGTCAGGTGTGGGACATCCCAGTATGGACAGCATCTCAGACAAACCGTAGTGGATTGAACGCTGAGGTCATCACGATGGAAGCTATCAGTGAAGCATTTAGCAAGTGCTTTGTAGCTGACTTTATCTGTTCCATCTCTCGCACGGTTGAGGATAAGACTGAGAACAAGGGTCGTATGTTTGTAGCCAAAAACCGCAACGGTGTTGACGGCATTGTCTACCCAATGGAGATTGATACCTCTAGGGTTCACATGCGAGTGCTTCCACCAGATGAGCACTCTACAATTGATGCCGTAGTAATGAAGACCAAGCAGGAACAAGATGAACACCTTCGGAAGAAGTATAAAAAGTTCAAAGCAACCCGAGATAAAAAAGCAGAAGACGCCCGCCAAAAAGCGGACGATAAAAAAAAAGAGAATGACGAACAAAGAAGCCTCAAACAAGGCTTACGAGATTTAAAACAAAAACTTGAAAAGGAGCAGGCAGCATCATGAACGACACAGACTTATCAACTAGCATTCTATCAGACATCACGGTGTATATGAAGTACGCCCGATACTTGCCTGAAAAGCAACGCCGTGAAACTTGGGACGAACTTGTCGCTCGTAATATGGAAATGCATATGAAAAAGTATCCCAATCTCAAGCAAGAGATTAAGGACAACTATCAGTTTGTGTACGACAAGAAGGTCCTCCCTTCAATGCGTTCTATGCAGTTTGCAGGCAAGCCAATTGAGATCTCACCCAATCGTGTATTCAACTGCGCTTATGCTCCCGTAGACGACTGGCGAGTGTTCGGTGAGATTATGTTTTTGCTGCTCGGCGGAACAGGCGTCGGCTACTCTGTTCAGCAGCATCACGTTGATGAACTCCCTGAAATTCGGAAACCAAACCCAGAAAGAACCCGGAGGTATTTAGTAAATGATAGTATTGAAGGATGGGCTGATGCAGTCAAGTATCTTATCCGCAGCTACTTCTTTGGTGGCTCTAAGCTACGATTTGATTATAGCGATATTCGCCCTAAGGGTGCTCGCCTTGTAACCTCCGGCGGCAAAGCGCCCGGACCTCAACCACTTAAGGAGTGCCTTGTAAAAGTTGAAGGTGTTCTGAACGAAAAGGCTGATGGCGAAAAGCTGTCGGCCATCGAGGTCCATGACATTGTATGTCACATTGCCGATGCTGTGTTGGCTGGTGGTATCCGTCGTGCTGCTTTAATCTCTTTGTTCTCGGCAAGTGACAACGAAATGATCTCTTGCAAGGCTGGCAACTGGTGGGAGACTAACCCACAACGAGGACGAGCCAACAACTCTGCTGTACTTTTGCGGCACAGAGTGACAAAAGAATTCTTCCTAGACTTGTGGAAGCGAGTTGAAGCATCAAATGCCGGCGAGCCCGGCATCTACCTGTCCAACGATAAGGACTGGGGAACCAACCCCTGCTGTGAAATCGGTCTACGACCATTCCAGTTCTGCAACCTTACAGAAGTCAATGTAAGCAACATTAAGGGACAAGATGATTTAGAAGATCGTGTTAAGGCTGCTGCCTTTATTGGTACACTTCAAGCAGGCTATACAGACTTTCATTATCTTCGAAATGTTTGGCAGCGAACAACGGAGAAGGATGCCCTTATCGGTGTCTCTATGACCGGGATCGCTTCAGGTAGAGTACTGGAAGATGATATAGATTTGGCATTGGCAGCGAAAGCGGTGAAGTCTGAAAACGCCCGTGTTGCTGAGGCTATCGGTATCAACGAAGCAGCCCGTACAACCTGCGTAAAACCAGCAGGGACAACGAGTTTGACTCTGGGAACTTCCAGTGGTATCCACGCTTGGCATAATGATTATTATATTCGCCGAATCAGAGTTGGCAAAAATGAGCCAATTTATTGGCACCTAGCAGTTCATCACCCTGAACTGGTGGAAGATGATTATTTTAGAGCGCACGACACAGCTATAATTTCTGTGCCACAAAAGGCACCAGCTAATGCTATTCTTCGTACAGAATCAGCCTTTCAGCTTTTAAGAAGAGTAAAGAAAATCACTCAGGAGTGGGTAAAGTCTGGACACCGATCCGGACAAAACGGACACAATGTCTCAGCTACAATTTCTTTGCATAGTAATGAGTGGACCGACGCTGGTGAGTGGATGTGGGACAATCGTAAATATTATAATGGCTTGGCTGTCCTGCCTTATGATGGGGGAACTTACCAGCAGGCACCATTTGAAGACTGTTCTCGTGAGAAATATTCTGTGATGATGGAGACGCTAAGTGGTGTTGACCTGACCAAGATTGTCGAGGAGGACGACAACACCGACCTCAAGGGTGAAGCAGCCTGTGCTGGCGGTGCGTGCGAAATTATTTAAAGGGAAACAAAAAGTATTATATAATGTAAAGAGGAAAGGAATCTATTATGGCTACCCTGAACTTTATTATGCCCGATGATTTGAAGGAAGGCTTTTGTGAACGAGAAGAAAAGCAGCCTAAGAACAAGCACACTTGGTTGCCCTCGGGCCAAACACGAGCGATTGTTGGTGATGAGATAGCACTTGAGTGTTATTGCAAGCACTGTAATATGCGTGAGTGGACCCAAACTTCTCGCTTTGAATTTGAAATGCTACAAGACTATTGGAAGGAACTAAGATGAAACCATTGAATCGCAGACTACTTATTGAGATAATTAATGAGGAGGCACAGCAGGGTTCTTTTTTTGTTCCCGTGGAAGATAAGGTCGAGGAGTTTCAGACAGCCAAGGTTATCTCGGCTGCCGAAGACTGTTCAGTGGACCTGACTGGAAAGAAGATTGTTTTCCACGCCTATGGGATAGAGAAAATTAGAACTGGTGGGGAAAATTATATTTTCATTGGAGAAAATCATCTCATCTGCGTGGAATAATATGAAAAGCTTTATTAAAGGATGGAAGAGTTTTATCAACGAGTCTGGCTTTAGCCGGATCAAGAATATCTTACAGGGAGAAGTTGCCTCTGTAGATACAGTTGGCTTTCTTACCGGTGAAAACCCAATGGCTCAGAAAATGTCATCCAAAGATAACCGCAACCTCAACAAGGAGTTGATGGCTTGGATGCGTGAGCGAGGCTATGGACCTATCCGCATCCGGGGGAAGTTTGGAAATAAAGAACGCTCTATGATTATCCCCAATATCACCCGAGAGGATATGGTTGAGGCTGGATTATATTTTAATCAAGAATCTGTTATCTGGGGAGAGAAGACAGGTGAGAACAAGTTTGTCTTTGAATATATCGAAGGTGATAAAACCATGCAAAAGAGAGACGCAGTCTTGTTTGATGAAGAAGTTCAGGCTCGTGAGGATTTCTTTTCCCAAGAGCGCCAGTCTGCTGGTCGCAAATTTTTTATCCCATTCTTCGATGAGCAATACGAGATGGAAGAGGGTTTTGAATCTGATTACGACTTGCCTAGTTTAAGTGAAATCCAGCGACAACAGAACAAGGAACTGATTAAAGAAATCAATGACAGGATTGGTTATACCCTAGAGGCACACCGAGCCCCTAAGTCTCGCTGGCATCACCGCCAAATCCTACGCCTCAAGCTTCGGGAACTAAAAAAGAAACTATGAAAAAACTAATCAAAGATTTTAAAAAGTTTCTTACTGAGGCTCAAATGTCCGATTATAACGCCAGCGGCGAAATAGTGCTTTACCATTATGCACCAGTAGATGAACAGTCCGTTATGGTTGATCCCAAATATTTTGCTGACAAAGCTAAAAGAAGTCAGTTTAGTATGAGAGAATACGAAGTAAGCCAAGTACCCAGAACATTTTGGTATGTAGATTTGGAGCAGAGAGAGATGCAAGTTTCCTCAGGACGCAATCTCTACCAAGCTACGATATCTGCTGGTGACATTTATGATTTCCGAAATGACCCTAAGGGTTATAAAGAAAAGCACAGCGACCCAGTCTATGGATTGCGCAAAGGTGTAGAGTGGAATGATATGTTGGAAGACATTCGTGAAACCTATGCCGGTATTTTTTATTCATTAAATAATTTTGATGTGGTATCTCTCTTTACTCCATATGAAGCTAACAGAGTACCCTCAGAGGAACAAGCCCAACTAGAGGGCAGATAAGAAAGGTAATATATAAAATGATGAGAACAGCAGAGTGCATAACCCCGCACCATCCTGATAAGATTTGTGATAGAATTTCGGATGCGATTCTTGATGCTTGCCTTGAGCAGGATCCCGCATCCCGTGTGGCAATTGAGAGTATGGGTGGCCACCGAAAAATTGTAATTATGGGAGAGATTACTACTAACGCAGTCGTGGATATACCAGAGGTTGTCAGGGGTGTCTATGATGATGTTGATCATATTGAAACTCATGTCGTTAAACAGAGTAATTTTATTTCTCAGGGTGTAGACACTGGGGGTGCTGGCGACCAAGGTATCATGGTGGGGTATGCCTGTAATGAAAATGAGTCTCAAATCCCACAGGAGCTTTACCTAGCCAGAGATCTGTGCAAGCTTCTCCATAGTCAGTTTCCTTTTGATGGGAAAACCCAAGTAACTTTGGACGACGGAGTTGTGACTGCTGTAGTGGCAAGTTTCCAAAATGCACCCAGTACAGAATTGTCACCTTTGGTCAACTCTTGGTTAAGTTCACTGGAGACAGAAAAGAATACTTCCACAAGTCCAGATGTAGAAATACACTGTAACCCAGCAGGTGACTGGGAAGTTGGTGGCTTTGATGCTGATACGGGACTTACAGGTCGTAAGCTAGTTGTGGATAATTATGGACCTAGGGTACCAATCGGCGGCGGAGCTTTTAGCGGTAAGGATCCGAGTAAGGTTGATCGCTCGGCAGCATATATGGCTCGACGTATTGCAGTAGATTATCTTGCTACTCATAATGCACAAGAAGTTTTTGTTTATCTTGCATATGCCATCGGGCACCCATCGCCTGTTCAAGCGACTGCAATCGTTGACGGAGAGAGCCTAGAGATTTCAGGTTATGACTTGACGCCTGAAGGTATTTCAAATTTATTAGAATTGAAGCAACCTAAGTATCGTCAGACAGCCGAGTGGGGACACTTTGGAAATGGTTTCGTTTGGGGCTAAAGCCCAACGGAGAAAATAATATGAGCGAACAAACTAAAGAAGCGGTTGCAGAAGAGCAAGAGGCACAAAAAGAAGCACTTAAGCCTAAGCCGCCTGCCCACCTTGCCCCACAGGGCATTCGCACCTTCACTGTGTGCCGCCGTTCGGATGAATCAGGTGTAAGTGGCGAAGGGATTGTTATTGAAGGTATTGAACTAGCAACTGGACAAGCAGTGGTTCATTGGCTTTGGCCACGGCCTCGTGGATCAATCGCTGTGTTCGATTCCTTTTCTGATTTTGTAAAGGTTCACATTGCACCACATCCTAAAAATGGAACTATAATTACTTTCGAAGACGGCGAGCAAAGATTCTTTGGAATGTCCGATCCTGCGGAAACTAAAGAGGAAGAGTAAATCTTTGACTACTTATGCTAATGGATAACCCTGTTACGGCAGGTGGCTGAGCGGGGAGATGGTGCCCCGCTCATTTTTTTCTTGAACTATTCAGAATCTCTGCTATAATAGTATCGCACCAAAATAGGAAGGTAGTCGATGACTAACCGAATTGAAAGCAAGATCCCCTTCGTGGGATTACATGCTCACTCAGGGCTCTCACCGTTTGACGGACTAGGAATGCCCGGCGAACATATGGACTTCGCCTTTGAAAATGGGATGAACGCCCACGCCCTGACCGACCACGGTCATATGAACGGGCTCTCGTTTCAGGTGGAACACTTAAAGAAAATGAAGGAGGACGGCAAAGACTTCCGAGCCATCTACGGATGTGAATCCTACTTCATCAAGTCCCATCGTAAGTGGCGCACGATGTACGAGGAGCACAAGGCTAACTCCAAGAAGCAGAAGAAGGAAGAGTATGGGATGGTCATCGAGGATGAAGACCGTCAAAAGAAGTTCAACCCTCTCAACAGCCGTAGCCACCTTGTGATGTTTGCCCAGAACCAGACAGGTCTAAATAATCTATTCCAACTGGTATCAAATAGCTACCAGCCTGAGAACTTTTATCGGTATCCTCGTATGGACTTTGAGATGCTGGACAAATATAATGAGGGGCTTATCATCAGCACCGCTTGTATGTCTGGTCCATTGTTTGGAGACTTTTGGAAGAACCGAGATAAGAGTCCAGACCATGTGCTGTCTGCAATGCGGGATACCATCGCTCAGTTCAAGGAGATCTTCGGCGACAGGTTCTACGGAGAAATCCAGTGGAATGATATTCCCGAGCAGCATCTTGGTAACAATCTTATCATCCAAGCCTGTATGGAAATGGGAGTAGAGGTCATCAGCACAGCCGATAGCCACTACCCACGACCAGAGCTTTGGAAAGAGCGAGAGATGTACAAGCGCATCGGCTGGGGTGGTAAGATCCCAGCGTGGGCTGAGGGCGGCAACGGTCTTCCTGATTCGGTTGATGAAGTGGGCTACGAACTCTACCCGAAGAATGGCGACCAGATGTGGGAGAGTTATAAGAGCTACTCCGCCAAGCATCGCACCGAGTACGAAGATACTTTTATCCGTGACTCAATTGAACGTACTCATCACATTGCTTTTGACCGCTGCGAAGACTTCCTTCCCAACAGCGACGTCCGACTCCCAGAGTTTGTTGTGCCCGAAGGCAAGACTGCCATTCAGGCTCTGACCTCTGA